GTGGGCATGGTTTTTGTTCATGTTGCAAGGCCTGATCGCCCGTTGATGATCACCGAAGTATTGGAAGATGAGATCCAACGTGTCGACGTGGGTGGAATCACGGCACCTTGGGGATCTATCGACGACTGGCGAGATGAGGTTCGTCACAGGAGAATTGAAGTGATCTATGACCCGACGAATTACGTTCAAAAAAGGTGATTTGGTTCTCTACGACAGATACGGTTCTTGTCATGAGACCGTCTCGCCCTCTGCTTTCATAGCTGATTATGCGATGGGAGTCATCTTGAACATCATCGAGGAGAGAGATGGCGGGTTTGACGATTCTTGCGCTGAGATCATGAAGGAAGACGGGTCAAAGGGATTCTTTTCTCTGTCATATCTCGACCCGTTAGAATGAAGCCGACAATCAAACATAGTTTTAAGAGATCACAATGAGCGATTTAAAAAATCCGGCGTGGCCGCAGGGACAATTCGACCATCGAAACGTAATCGATTACTACAAGTATTGGGAGCATGATGCGATCCTCGCGGATCAGGACAAGAACAGGTGTCGGTTAAAGATCGTTGCTGAGAATTTTGGTAATGATTTCAACATCTCGACAGTTGTGCGGTCATCTAACGCATTCCTGTGCAATGAGGTGATCATTGTTGGAAGGAGACGTTGGGATCGCCGCGGAGCTTGCGGGACTCACAACTATGAGCATGTAAGCTATGAAGAAAGCATCATCGACGTTACGAGAAAGCACCCGGGTCATAGGCTCGTCGTCCTCGACAATGTTCCTAGTGCCTCTTCAATTTATGATTATAAATGGAATGAAGATACCTTGCTCATTTTAGGACAAGAATCAATTGGGGTATCTCCTGAATCGATGAAGGCTGCTCATGACGTCATCTACATCCCGCAGTGGGGGTCAGTGAGGTCTTTGAATGTGGGTTCTGCAGCAACAGTTGCTATGGCGTTCTACAGGGGACAATGGGGAGGGTCAACCAACTCCGTCCCAGTAGCTCGTGCCGTCAACGGACCCGGTTAATATCGGCATGAATTTTCCGTCGATGGTCGTGCACGCGCAGTAGATGCTATAGGTGTAAGCTCCTGAAGAATTTGCTCTAACGAATATTTCTTTCACTCTCGCATCAAGCGTAACCGTTTGACCGCCGTTCACCAATACATAATTGCTTCCGTTGACGCCATTTTCAGTGAACCCGATTCTGATTCTATTCCCAGCCGTCGCGTCTGAATTTACCACCGTTATGTTTTTCGTAACTTTAGGTATCGAATATTTAACGACGGTTGTTCCGCTTGTGGCAGCCGTAACCGTCCAGGGCAAACCTGATGCTTGAAATTCTGGTGTGCTGAAAAAGCCTGAGCTTGGATTATTGAGTGACATAATTCTATCATTATATGTATAATGGGATCGAGTAAACGGAAGCTAAAATGAAAGTATTGGTTTTAAACGATTCTGAAAGTGAATTCCTTGTGATTGCCACGCAATACGAAAATTCCGATGTGTTTCATGCGCATCGTTACCTACAGTTCTTGCAGCAGATAGAAGAGCAAGATTGGGACATCGTATATCTTGATGACGATCTTTCTTCTACTGCTGAGCCTGACTCTTGGTTCGATGGCAACGGATTCAAAAAGCTCTATGATGGTGTTCATGCCGCCCGGGCAATAGCCACCCTAGCTGAAATCGGCAAGAATCCTGCAAAACGAGTCATCATTTCTTCGTCATCGAATGCCGCAGATAAGATGTCACAGATTCTATCAGCAGCCGGCGTCAACGTCGCCAAACGTACTTAAGAATGGATTTACGCGGCCTTAAACTGTTGAAATGCCTCGTCAGCTGCCTTGTGAAATAGATAGTTGATATCTATCTTGTTCGGCAGAGACCAAGAAATCTCTTCTAAGAAATTTTGATGAGCTGTATCCAACGCTCTAACGTCTATCTTTCCGCCAAAATCATCGTATGCGTAATTTAAAAAGTTTGAACTAGGTCCTCTTGACGAATCATAATCATGAACCATGCAATCGTCGTTGGGATCTTCTGTTTTTGCATTAGATTCATCATCAAAGACGTTCGCGTCTTTCTTTTTGGGAGACATTCTGTCATATTTAGATTTCCAGACCGCAGCCGCAGATGTCGATACCTCACGTCTATCAGGCATCAATTTCCCAGTAGGAGAAACAGATGCTGCAAGTTGGTATAGCAACCTGCCAACGCCTGCACCTTTCGTTCTTGCACCACTGCGAATGACTTCCCACGCACCTCTACACGAATTTTCATCTCCTGTTGGGCCGTAAACTGGTGGTGATATTCTTATCATTCCCATGATGGCATTTGTCATCTTATCCAAGATGACATCATTCGTGCTTTCAAGATCGTCGAATGCTTCCTTCATCGTGGATGGATCGTATAAAACTATCGTCTTATCTCCTTTAAAGTCTATCTCTCCCACCGCAAGACCCTCGATAGAAGTTTTGAGCTTAGCTTCTTTTTCCTCGGCTTCTTCGAGCTTTGAAAGTCCAGCCAACTTCGTCCAACGACTCATTGATATCAGATTTTTCATTATTTGCCGCAATAAATATTACGTTTGTTGTGATTGAACAAAAACATTAACTTAGGTAATTTAGTAATGATGAAAATTACATCTTCACAAAAGTTGCTTCTACACAACGTTCTTTTTCACTATCTTACTCTACCGGACGTCAGCGTTAGAACCCAAGACGGAGTCGAAGAGATCATACGGGTGATTGAGGATGACCTCATTCATCACGATCATCATGATGACGATGATCTAGGGGATGAACAGGAGGAAAACGTGACAGCGGAACTTCAGCCTTACGATGAGGAAGTTTCTGCATGGAGATTAATGGATCTACCTCCTTGTCGAGCCAAAATTCCTGCTGGGGAAACTGGAAATCTATCTTTCTTTGGCGACGGCACCGATCTTCAATTCGACATCGTCGGTGATGATGGCACTGTCATTGAGGACGGAGAAAAGGTGCTACAAGTTGTGCGACGAGGAAAAGAGATCACGCTCCTCAGCGAGGACGGCGATGAAAAGACTTTTCAAGTCTCAAAGTTTCCGAAGGAATGGACTGGTTTACTTAAAGCCAACGTAATTTACGGTGTGATGGATTGAATATGATACTACAATTATCCCCTCAAGAACTATTGGTTCTATATAAGGCTGTGTTGTCTTCAAAAGAATTGTCTGCTTCTTCAGAGGTGACAGCAAAGATAGAAAATATCTTGCTTGACTCTCTAGAAGAATCTTGGCAAAAGAACCTGACAACAGGGTTTGATAAATGGGTCAAGTCTGAGACAAACAAAATTCAAGGACTAGAAGATGAGTTGAAAAAATTAAAGGAGACGATTCCACGAGAGGATCTGGTTAAAAGATTTGTTCCCGTTAAACAGAATCGACAAAAAGGCAGACCGAAGAAGGTCAAGTGAAGGGGCTGAACTGGTTTCGACATTGTGACAAGGAATTTGATTGCAGGTCCAGGTGCACGAGGAACCTGGTAAAAATCCAAGTGACGTACAGTTGCCAACGACAACGGCTACACTCCAGCAGCCCTAGCGGCCTGACTGGTTGGGTGGCGACAACCTAGAAACAGAAAGTCGCAAATAATGGTTATCCTCATTGTATGAGGTGGGATTCTTCAGGAAGGTGGTTCTTGATGACGACTAAATGGTTTCGGTCCGACATGTCGTAAAAATGGTCAGATCGAATAGACGAGGATGAAGTCAATAAATTCATTCCAAACCTGTGGAAGAAATCACTTTTGAGTCATGGTGGACGTGGGTTCAAATCCCACCAGCTCCACGAGTATCAGCATACTTATATAAAAATATATGAACATCATTAAAGACATCTCAAAGCGTTTAGAAAAAGTCGAGCTGCGTTACAACCCGGTGATCATCAGGGTGAACAAGTTTGATGAAGAATCTGCTGAAAAGTTCTCCAACCAAATGTCTGCCGCCCAATCCACGGGACAAACGATGATCCCCGTGGTGATCGACTCCTATGGCGGTCAGGTCTACTCCCTCATGTCCATGATCGCGAATATCAAGGCGTCCCACATCCCCGTCGCGACGATCGTCGAAGGCAAGGCCATGTCATGTGGAGCTCTCCTCTTCAGCTATGGCGCCTCTGGATATCGTTTCATGGATAAACATGCAACCATTATGATCCACGATGTCTCCAGCGGGGCCCGAGGCAAGATCGAAGAGATCAAGGCCGACGCCAAGGAAGGCGATAGGTTGAATCAAAAGCTTTATAGAGAAATGGCTGCAAATTGTGGAAAGGAACCTGAGTTCTTTTTGCAACAAATTCATGATAGGTCACACGCCGACTGGTATTTAGACGCCGACGAAGCTCATAATATTGGTCTAACCAATCACTTGAGAGTGCCTGACCTAAAGATAAAAATAGATGTAAGTTATAGTTTTGGTTGAAGTTTTAAATTATAACTTTACTTTTATAAAAATCCTGAATGAACTTCAGGATTTTTTTATTGCTATATTTATTCATACGGGATATTTCTATAATACCCCGGGGAGATTTTATGGCTATAAAATTCAACGGCGTAAAAGTAATAAACAATGGCGGAGGCGGGGGCGGTGCTTCTTGGCCTGGCGACCCCACTAAGTTGCTTGCAGGAGATGGCACTCAGGTAGTCTTAGGAAGTGGAGTTGGCCTTGCTGCAGGTGAATTATCTGTCACCGCAACTGGACCAACAGGTCCTCAAGGATCATCAGGCGCTACAGGCTCTCAAGGACCAACGGGAGCAACAGGCTCTCAAGGACCAACGGGAGCAACAGGCTCTCAAGGACCAACGGGAGCCACCGGTGCAACAGGTCCTCAAGGACCAACCGGTGCAACAGGTCCTCAAGGACCAACCGGTGCTACGGGTCCTCAAGGGCAAACCGGTGCAACGGGGGTCGCAGCGTGGCCAGGAGATTCGTCAAAGCTTCTTGCAGGAAATGGATCACAGGTCACAGTGGGAAGCAGTGTAAGTCTAACGGCCAACACGCTTTCTATGCCGGTCAAGGCAACATATGTTGCTACAGTGACTGAAAATGCGGCTGGATTAGCCGCAACAAGAGTTGGTGATACAATCTACTCTAATGCAGGAATCTACGTTTGCTCTTCTTTGTTACCATTGACATGGAAGAAGTTTTCGTTAAATTCAACAATAAACTTTCCAGGAACTGGTGTTATTGCATCATATCGCTATTTCAGGATGGTGATAAAAGAATCGAAGTATTCTCAAGGAATTTACACGGGAGCCTCGCAGACAGGTACCCAATTCCAGGAGCTCGAACTTCTTCTAAATTCTGCTAGAATTGATTATACTGGGGTTTCTGCTTCTTCAACTGGCACAGCTCCGGGAGGACAAGGTGCAGCTCAGGCCGTTGATAACAATCTAGCAACCAAATGGTTTGTGTACGAGTCAGTTACTTCGGCAGCCCCGATCACGTTCACGATAGACTTTGGCTCTTCTAGGTCAGCCAACGGCTTCAGGTTCGTCACCGGCGGAGACGTTCCTGGAAGAGATCCTCTGCGATGGTCTTTTGAAGGCAGTAACAACAACTCAACATGGACTGTTCTACACCTTCAAGACACAAATGCATCAATAACCGACAGCAGGTCCACCTACACCCAAGAGTTTGGGTTCTCTGCTTCTTGATACGGAAATAACCTAAAGGAGAATTCAATATGCCTAATAATATAACATGGCCTGGTGACGGAACAAAATTACTGACAGGAGATGGGTCTCAAGTCATTCTTGGAGATGGTCTGGTTCTTTCCGGAGGAGAACTTTCTACTGATGTTGTTGGTGCCACAGGACCGCAAGGGCCAACTGGTGCAACAGGACCTCAAGGACCAACAGGAGCAACTGGTCCTCAAGGACCAACTGGCGCCACTGGACCTCAAGGACCAACTGGAGCTACAGGACCGCAAGGACCAACAGGTGCTACAGGACCGCAAGGACCAACAGGTGCTACAGGACCCCAGGGTCCAACTGGAGCTACAGGTGCTACGGGGTCAGCAGCATGGCCCGGTGGATCAACACGATTGCTAGCAGGAGACGGTTCTCAGGTTACCATCGGCAGCGGTTTGAGCCTGTCGGGTAACACAGTCTCATCAACAAACGTGAAGAGCTCTTACGTTAGCACGGTAGGAGACTCGACAGTTTCACTCCTTCTGCACATGGAAGGTTTGAACAATGGTACAACTTTTGCAGATAAATCATACTCACCTAAAACTGTAACGGCTTATGGAAATGCGAAAATAAGCACCGCAGCAAGCAAGTTTGGTGGATCTTCTGCGGCATTCGATGGTAACGGTGACTATTTGATGTGGCCTAAAACAGCTCTTGCAAGCTCAGACTTTACCATCGAAGGCTGGGTAAATCTCAATTCCCTTGCATCATATCAATCTATTTTCGGGGGAATAGAGATAGGGCTTGATATCCAAAATTCAACAACAATAGTCATGGGATACAATGCAACGCCTGGAGGATTTCCTAGAACTGTTCCAACAATTTCTACTGGAACATGGTATCACTTTGCAATTTCTAGAACTTCAGGTACCATTAGAATTTTCTGGAATGGTACGCAAGCCGGTGCCACTGTTGCTTCTGCTGCAACAAACAACACTTCAACA